TATGTAAAAGAACATTTGTATCAAACTCAAATGACTACAATAGATATACATAAGAAATGGAAAGAAGTAGGAATAGAAAGACAAACAATATACTTTGATTCAGCAGAGCCTAGATTGATTGAAGAACTGCGTAGAATGGGTTGGAATGTACGACCAAGTTTAAAGGGTGCTGATAGTATAAATGCAGGAATAGATCTATTAAAACGATTTAAAATACATATCCTAAAGGATAGCCATAATGCTATACAGGAATTTAGAAACTACAAATGGCAAGAAGATAGAAGTGGAAAGATGATTAATAAGCCTATTGATAAAAATAACCATATTATTGATGCTATTAGATATGCTACTTATTCAGTATTAAGCAAACCAAATTTCGGTAAATATACTTTACACTAAAAAAAGTTATTAAATTTTTTGTTAATTAAATAAATAATGTTATATTTGAATATTATTAATTATAACAACAGAACAATTATGAAACTTACAAACTTAGATTTTTTAAATTACGTTCAAGGATTAACTAAATCAGAATTAAAGGGATTAAATTTTAAATTAGAATTAAATCCAATGCCATTAACCTATTCAATCAATGGCGATTGCTACATTAATTATTTACACGAAATCAAAAGAAACGGAAAAACATTATTAGTTAATTCAACAATCGAGGGGTCATATATTGATGAAGATGGTTTTTTAGAAAATGAAAATGATGTGTTTACTTTTAAAAATGATTGCTACACTTTAAAAGGTAGAAATTTTGGAGGAATATCTTTTAACGAATTAAAAGAACATAGAGTAAAAGAATATTAATATAAATCGGGAGGGTAAAACCTCCCTTTTAAAACAAAACAAGATGTTTGAAATAAAGGGTTACACAAAAGAATATTACATTGGTTACAAATTAGTAGCTAAAGAAATTTTAGAAACAACAGACAAGAAAAAGTTTGGTTTTACTAATAGAGAATTAGAGGTATTAAAAAAAGATATTAAGTATAAAAATAAGATCATAAAAAAAGGTACAGAAGTTTATACAGAAATCAGCCCTATTTGTGGTAGGCTTTTAGGTAGTCAAAAAGAAAAGTTTCAGATATTAGCAAATTCAAGAAATAAATTTTAAAACAGAACAGATGAAAAAATTACAGACACTAATAATAATAATAGCACCTAGCTATTTTATACTAAGAATGATAACAGGTTTAATTTTTAATATTTAAGATATGGAATGGTATGATTGTTTAAATCCACACGAACAGAAAGAATACGAATGCTCAGAATGTGGTAAGCCACTAGAAACAGATGATGGATATTGTTCAGGTACTTGTTTTGAAGCTAGTATGATATAAGATATTCTTTGTGCATTAGTTACTTTTGTAGCTTTGTTGAGGTAGTCAGAAATGGCTACCTTTTTTTTATTACCTTTATCTAAATAAAAAACTAAATAAAATACGTTATAATAGTATGGCAATTAAAATTAAAATACCAAATTCATTAAGTGAGATTACTTTAAGACAATACAAAAGGTTTTTAAAGATACAACAAAGTGAAACAGAAGATAGATTTCTAAATGCTAAGATGATTGAAATTTTCTGTAACATAGATCTAAAAGATGTTATCAGGTTAAAGCTAAAAGACACAAACGATATAATATCAGTCCTAAGCAATTTATTTAATCAAAAACCTAGTCTAGTATCAAAGTTTAAATTAAATGGCATAGAGTATGGTTTCCACCCTGAATTAGATGATTTACTGCTAGGAGAATATATTGATCTAGATAATTTTATAGGAGATTGGGATAATATGGAGAAAGCTATGAATGTTTTATACAGACCAATTATAGTAAGATTAAAAGACAAATATAACATTGAAGAATACCAAATAGAAAATTCTGTTAATTTATTAGATATGCCTATGGATGCAGTCTTGTCATCAATTTTTTTTTTGTGGAATTTAGGTCTAGAATTGTCGCAAGTTATGATGAACTTTTTGGAGGAGGGGGAGACAGAAGCCTTGACTCAGTATCTCAATTCTCAAGAAAGTGGGGATGGTATCAATCAATTTTTGGACTCGCTAACGGAGACATTACACGATTTGAAGATATCACTAAATTAGGAATGCATAAATGCTTTATGATGCTATCTTTTATGAAAGACAAAAACGAAATGGAAGCAAAACAAATTAAAAAGAAATTTAAATGAGCAATCAGGGAGTAAGAGGTTTTTATCAATTAACAGAAACCATAAAAGAACAACTACTAGCAGATGTAAATGTAAACACAGTTACAACAGGGGATATTACTGACGTTAATCTAAGCAAACAAGATATATTTCCATTAAGCCATATTATCGTAAACAATGTTACAGTAAATGAACAAACCTTAGATTTTAATGTAAGTATTTTAGCCTGTGATATTGTAAACCAATCAAAGCTAGAAACAACAGATATTTTTACAGGTAATAACGATATACAGAATATTCTAAACAATCAACTAGCAGTCTTAAATATGCTTATACAAAGACTTAGAATGGGTCAGTTGCATACAGATATGTATCAATTAAATGGAAGCCCTAGTCTTAGTCCTTTTTATGATCGTTTTGATAATCAACTAGCAGGGTGGACTGCAACAATGGACATACAGATATACAATGATATTTACATTTGCTAATGAATGGGTATAAGAATTTAAATGATGCTCTAGAGCAGTATGCAAAATATGTTATACAACAAGCTAGGACAAATCTAACTAAAGATAATAAGGGTGGTGGTAATTTATACAATTCTTTAAATTATGATATACTAGAAAATACAGATGAATTCCTAGTAGACTTTTTAATGGAAGACTACGGAATGTTCGTAGACAAAGGTGTAAAAGGTAAAACAAGCACCTATCCTGAAACACAGGCTGCATTATCTCAATTTCAATATGGTAGTGGTACAGGACCAAAAGGTGGGTTAAGAAAAGGAATAGATGGATGGCTTAGAAAGAAAAGGTTTCAATGGAGAGATGAAAAAGGTAGGTTTATGAGTTATCAGACTATGACTTATTTAATATCTAGAAGTATTTATAACAAAGGTTTAAAGGCAAATTTATTCTTTACTAAACCATTTGAAAAAGGAATAGAAAAACTATCACAAGAATTGTATGCAGGTTTTGTTAAAGATGTAGATAATTCAATAATATTAGGACAAAAAAAATAAACAATGGCAGATATAGCATTAAGAAGCCCACAATTTAAACATAAAGAAATACCCTCATCAGGGGTGCTTTCTTCTGTGTGTACAGTTACAGTAGATGGAACATTAAGATATACACTAACAAAGAATGTAGAAGCGAGTACATCTGTTAATTTTGATATATCAGAACTAGCAAGGGATTATTTAGAAATAGAATACAAGGGTAATTTTCACGCACAATATGTAGACATAGTTACAACAATAACAAATTACGCAGGATTAAATGGTCAAGGTACTGCAGTAGGAACTGCAACTACTTATACAGATAGAGGGTTTGAAGCATACGGAACTTTTACAGAAAACTCTAATCCTTTAGTATATTCACTTCGACCAAGATTTTTAATAGCAGATGAACTTAATTCAAGTGGTACATTTAATATTACAGTATTAGCACCACAAGGGAAAGCTGCAATATTGCCAAATGTTGATTTATCAGGTAATTTGTCAGCACTTATAGTTAGTGGTACTCCTACAAGTGTGGTTTGGAATGGTATTACTGTAACAATTAAAAGAATAGATTGTACTAAATATGGAGATGGAAAAAAAGTTATATTTATTAATAAGTATGGTGCGCAACAAGAACTTTGGTTTTTCTTAAAAAATACAACTGCAATAGGTAGAACAAACGAGGGGTTTAAATCAAATACAATAACATATCCAACAAATAACCACGCAACTTATTCTAATAGAAATGCACCGAATAAAGTATTTAACACACAAGCAAAAAGAACGCATAGTCTAAGTAGTGGATATTATCCTGAATTTGCAAATGAATACTTTGAGCAATTACTATTATCAGAATATGTTTGGATGGAAATACCAAGCAGGGAAGATAGCAGGAATAATGCGATAACTCCTGTAAAAGTTAAAACCTCATCAGTTAATTTTAAAACATCTGTAAATGATAGGTTAATAGAATATACAATGGAATTTGAAGAAGCATACGATTACATAAATAATATTAGGTAAATGCAAAAGTTACAACTTTACATACAGGGTCAAAGAATAGATTTATTTAAAGACGAATCAGTAAATTTTACGCAGACAATACAAAACGTAAAAGATATTAGTAAAATATTTACAGAATTTACTAAGACATTTGCCTTACCTGCATCTAAAGTTAATAACAAGATATTTAACCATTATTATAATTCTAGTATTGATGATGGGTTTGATGCTAGAATAAAAATAGAATCTACACTTGAATTAAATGACTTGCCTTTTAAGACAGGAATGTTAAAACTAGATGGTGTAAAATTAAAGAATAATGTAGCACACACCTATAACGTCACTTTTTTTGGAAATACTGTAAACTTAAAAGATTTACTAGG